CGAGAGGCTGGCATACTTGAAGCCGACCATCTCTGCCATCGTTTCTAGGTCTTGGAGTGCGCTCATCGCCCTCGCTCCTTTCGCTGTGCCAACCAATCGTATAACGCCAAAAGACCGTCATGTAGGGTGTGTGAACTTTCCGTAATCCGTGTGATCTCCTCTGGCCGGAGGGCGCGTCCCCACGTCACGCTGGCATCTCGCATCTGGGTCCAAAGGAGCTGATCGGCGTCAAAGATCTCGTGTAGTTCCGTCAGTGTGCAGCCGAACGCCTCGCTCGCCATCTGGGCAATCGGTCGAGCCTTGCAGACTGGGGCGTCTGATCGCATCTGACGGTCGCTCCATTGTTGTGCCTGCGCTGGGGAGATGCGCTTGCCAACGATCACGGCGCCTGAGTCCTCTCTGACGAAGACCGGGACGAAGCAGTCAATCTGCTTTGTCGTTGGGTGATCTACGGCTGGCTTGTCAAGCAGGAAGTAGCGGTGGTTTTCCGCCATGATCAGGCTCTTGGCGTCATAGGCAACCCCACGGAATCGGGCATCGGCGCCCTTGATCGGCTTGCCGCAATCCCAGAAGTCATGCTCTGGCCGCTCGCCACCAGGCACCTGTTCCAAGCCCGTGATCAACGCCCACTCTCCCAGAAGCCCAGAGATGTCGTTGGAAAGGTTGACGTCGTCCCCTCGATCCTGGTGCCTCCCCCTGATTTGGTCGCCGGTATATTTCCTGCGCCCCGCCAACGCACCAAGCCCTATGAGGTATTGGGTCTTTAGGTGCAGGACCTTCATGCAAAGACCGAGGTTGCTGATCTGATGTAATCCATCCACTGCGTGATTCGCTCGGGATTGCGTTCAAGCATTCCCACCGCCCGATTGCAAGTCGGGCAGAGAAGCCCTCGGACGCACCGCCCGCAGCTAATGTAACCACGCCGAAGTCGGCCGCGAGACCCTACCGGATACGGACAGCAGCCTCCGTCATGATCTACCTGGATGGAGCGCGGCGCCATCAAATCCAGCGGCAACTTGCAGGCTTTACAGCGACCCGCCTGCTGATCCCAGAGCTGTAGCCACTGCTCCTTGGTGAGACCGTGGTTCCTGCACTGGTAGCGAATCAGACGATTTAGCCGTTCACTCGGTGTCTCTAATGCTCGCCGGTAGAGACCTCTCAGCCGTGCTTTCTCTTGCCTCGTCAAAGGTTCGCTCATCGCTTCTTCCTCGTAAGGATGTCAATGGCGTTTTGCGGTTTCCCTTTGCGATTTTTGTCTAAGGGGATATAGGGGTTTCTGCTCTGCTCTGCTCTGCTCTGCTCTGGTACCGTTATCCCCCCACCTTTTTGATCTCGCCACCTTTGTTGACGCGAGGTCGAGGTTGGGTCGACTTGATACCGAGAATAGTTTGACACGGTCACCAGACCGTCTTCACCTTCGCTGAGCAGCCCGATATCCACAAGATAATCCACAGCCCTCCCAAGGCGTGGACCGATCACCTGCTTGATGTGCAGGCGGCTCTTGTAAACCCCGCTTGACCGGAGCGTCTTGACCTCCGCAATGATCGTGACGAAGGCGCGGAACTGCGTGTCAGTCAAGCCCGCAATCTTCGGGTCCTTGTGTGCATTGACGTCCCATTTGACCCATAGGCTCATTGATCCCTCCACTCAGCTGCTAGAACGGCAGCTCTTCCAGGCCTTTCTGCTGCGCCTCTGAGGCGCTCTGTTCGGCAATCCACTCGGGACTCGGCTTGTGTCGGCAAAACTGTCCGTCAGTCTTCCCAAAGCAGGTCCAAAAGGCCGCGTAGGGCTTCCCTGCCTTGGACACCCCCCCGGGTCGCAGCGTCCACGGCGTCCGGTGTTCGGGACATTCGCCCGCCGCGAAGATCATCGCCGCCTTCAACGCGAGGTCAGGGGTGACCGTAGAAGGCGCTGGCTTTGGTCTAGGAGCCACGGAGACGGGCGTTTGACCGCTCCCTGCACCGTAGAGGCTCCGACCCACCCCAAGCTGCGCTGCGCAGCGCCTGAGGGCGTCTGAGGTGGCGCTCTTGAGAGGTTCGGAGTCATCGGGTCCGTTGGGGTATCCCACGTCCTCCTTGACGGCCGCGGATGTCCCCATCGTCACCGTCAGCGTGCCAAGGATCACGCACCGAGCAGAGTCGGCTACCTTGATCTGGAACTCCCACCCGAGTGGCCCAAATACGCTATCGAGTCTACTCGCCACGGCGCGCGAGTCTGCATACGTGAAGACAAGCCCCGCCTTGCCAGGGCGAGTCTTGAGATCCTCCGGTGCGAATGGTGCGTTGAGTTGGTCAATCAGATCCTTGCTCATTCTCCGTCCTCCTTCATCTTCAGCCTAAATACCCGCGCCCCAAGATTCTCTTGGGTATACGCATTGACCACGTCCTCCGAGATTCCCTCCTCTGCGACAAGCAGCTTCCAATCGGTCTTTCGCGTTGGCTTATTCTGCTTCCAGGTGGCGACCCAACCGTCACCGACGATTCCTTCTTGCTCGGCGATCTCCTCCTTGATCGCCAATGCATACGTCGCTAGTTCTTCCTCCAGCAACTTGATCTCGTATTGAACGTCCGCATACCGTTTCGCAATACGGTTCAGGTCGTGAGATGCCGTCCCGAGGTACGCGCTCTTCTGGGGCGTTAGCTCCTCGAAGGTGGGCGAGTCTTGCCCAGTCATCGGTGGCGGCGTGTCGCTCGCAACCAGTTGGCGGAACTCCTCTGCCTTGGCAAAGAGTTCCGCGTGATACGCAGGGTCGGCCTCAACGCGCTCAATCCGAAAGACCAGGCCGCCCAAGAGCGCCACCACGTCGCACCACGACGCACCGGTAATCATGAGTTGCCACTGCGTTTGGGCGACGACGAATGGGGGGATCGGCTGGATGTCCCATGCCCGACTCGCTGAAGTTTTCAGCTCAACGATCCCATCGGGTTCTCCGACAATCGTTCGGTCAAGCGATGCCATCGCCCACGGCGCGCTCTTTAGTCGCACCACGCCGTTGGACTTTCGCAGCTTGACCCCCCGCTCGCCTTCGTAATAGCGGCCAACCGTATCCTCGAGGAGAATCCCTCGGTGCGCTGCCGCTCCGACTGGCTGGTCTTCTACGCGGCCTGTCTTCTCTGCCCACAGCCTGAATACGGTTTTGTACGGCGACAGCCCCGCAATCACTGCAATGTCAGTCGCCGTGATGCCCTCCTTGCGGAGAGCAAACCATTCTGGAGAACGCTGCGGTGCGCCTCGCACAAACTCATACCGCTTGCTCACGCCTTTGCCTCCTTTCGCGCTGCCTTCAGCAGCATCTTGGCTTCTTCAAGCCTGAACCCGCCCTCGGGTCGGTAGATGTCGACGAGCCGCTGGTAGTGGCGCACCGCGCACGGCTTGCAAAGCCGCTGCCCTAGTTCTGGCCTGACCTCCGTCTGCATCTCCGCGTTGCAGACTACGCACTTCCACTTGATCATTTGACCTCCTTCTTTGCTCGATCTTTCTTTGCCCAGCCCTTGCCGGTGAAAACCATCGCGGCTGGCGTGTAGACCATCCGCATCCAGCGGCCGCACTTCTCGCAGCGCGGGTTGTAGATCTCTTTGATTGAGTGCGTATGCTCCTCTCGCGCACCGCACTCTCCGCACCGGTATTCGTAGACCGGCATCAGCCCGTGACCGCCTTGACGATTACGAAGAAGACGATCAGCGCCAGCATCTGCAAGACGAAGCGCTCCTTCGCCCAGGCGATCTCCTCAGCGCGATCCAGCTGCTCTTGGTATTCACTCGGCGTGGCGCGGAAGTTCCGCATCACGACGGGCGTGTTCTTTCGGTTGATCTTCATCGCATTGACCCCACTGCTAAGAGCAGAATCATTGACGCGACGAACGCGACGAGTGCGAGCGAGTCCAGAATGAATGTCCTCACTTTGCAATCCTCCGTACACACTTCATGCAAATCCGTGTGTAAATGTTGTTGTTGTCTTTTGCGACCCGGACGTTCCTGCCGCAGTTCCAACAAGCTGCCTTCATCGTTCTCTCCTTTGCAGCCCTGCCAATCTGGTCAGGTTCCTCGCTGCTATGGGCATCCTACCAGATAACGGTTGCCAGCCGTCAACCCCTTTCGGGTGAGTATTTTGTATGCACAATGAATATCCCCCAGTGGGGGAGGTACCCACTGGGGGAGGAGCCGCCTGATCAGGACGGCAAAGCTGGTGGAGCCGGAGGTGAGTTGCACACCTCGTCGCTACTCGGCCCCGAGGGGTCTGGCTACTTCTTGCTGTTGATCCCGTAGTCGCTCTGGCTCGGGTCAAGCGCCTTCACAATGACCGCCAAGCCTGACGCCAGTCCTGCCGACAGCACGGTGCGGAAGTCGCCGCCGCTAATGTCGAGCAGCGGGATGCCAAGACCGAGCGCCACCGAGATGGAGACGGTCAGGAACGTGCGCACGGCGTCAAGCAGCATTTCGTCAAGCTTGCTCGCGTCAAGAATCTTTTGGAACTTGCTCATGGGTTTCCTTTCTTATTTCTCGTCACAATGACGATATGCGATGCAGGCGAGCCTGGCTTGCCTGAAGCGATGGCCTTCAGTTCCGCCTCCGTCACCGGTACGGCGAACTGCTCGTTTGGGTCACGCTCATCAAATGTGGGGTCTGCGAAGACGAACGTCTGGTTGGGGGCATCAAACGATGCGCTGGTCATGTGACCATAGCCTGCCTCAACAACCTTGGGGTCTTTCTTCTGCCAATATTTCTCCCAGTTGCGGTGCCACTTGGAGAGCGCCTGCTTCGGATATCCGATAGGGGCCTGCGCCCAGATGAGTAGGGCAGCCCCGCACTTTGCCGCCTCGACCGCCTCGGCGAAGGTGTCGGCTGGACGAGCCTTTGCGCCCAGTTCGCGGACGGTCTTCATCAACTCAGACAAGCTCGAACCGTTGTCGCTCACCCCCTGTCTCTCGACGAAGCCGGTGGCGCGTGCCTTGGCTGCAACGCCATCGGACGCCTGTAGATCGGGCGCGTAGCAATTGACATAGGCGACCGCCGCAGCCGCGCTGCTAGGGCCGCAGTCATCTAGGATCGCGCCAACCTTCTTCTGCGCCTCGGCGTCCGAGTAAAGTTGCGACTTGATCTTCATCTTCACTTGGCGTTCTCTTCCTTGATCATCACCGCGATGGCGCGGGCTGCCGACTCAAAGCCGAGCGCGGCGCTGATTGGATGCCCTGCCGTGCAGCCTTCGCTGTAATCATTGCCATCCTCGCCACGCTTCCACAGCGTGCCGCCCCAGGCGCTGTTGTCCTCATTCGGAACGAGGGCGACCCATTCGCCGGGTGCGGTGTCCACGCGAGTCCAGCCCTGTTCCTTGATGTCTTCAATGTGATCCTCAGTGCGTGCCATCAATCCCTCCATCGCAATGGTCCTGTGAACAGCCAGACCGCTGTCAAGCCCAAGAATAACGCCGTCATCGTGTCTTTTGTCGGCCCGTCCCCTAGCACGACTACAGCGAACAAGAGGCCCAAAATGGTCCAGGCACCACCGACGAGATCAAGAACGATTCTTTGCCACATTGCGCGCTGTTCTCCTTCCCTTCGGACTATCCATGCCGCCAGACCAGCCACCACCGCCGCTAGACGGCGGGGTGCCGCCCATGCTGCGAGCTGCGGTCGCTGCCGCGCTCGATGCGATCTGGCTGACGACGATAGCCGTAGCGACCGGTTGTGCCGCTGCACGATCTTCTTCGTCAAGGTCATCTCCCATCGTCGTAATCCCTGCAAGATTACCAGCGAAGTCTCCGACAAACTCTGTGGCTACACCAACCGTTTCGCTGACCGCTTCGGCAACAGCCTCAACGGTTTCGCCGACGAATACGGCAGCAGCCTCTACCGCTTCTTCTAGATTCGGCAGAGGGGGCTGTGTTGGCTCAGGAGAAGGAACAGGAGTGGGATCAGGAGAAGGGGAAGGAGACGGCGGCAGACTCGGCTCCACGGTTCCTTCGGGCGTCGGGCTGGGTTTGGCAGACGGCTGTGCCGTTGGATCAGGTGTTGGTTCATTGGTCACCTCGGGGCTAGGAGCCGGCTCTTTAGTCGGCTCGGGGGTTGGTTGAGGGGTTGGCGGAGGCTCTACAGAAGGCTCTGGCGTAGGGGTAGGAGCCACGCTAGGGCTTGGTGAAGGTGGTTCTGGTGTCGGAGTAGGGGTTGGCTCTGGAGTCGGCTCTGGGGACGGCGTAGGGCTGCCTACGGCGATGTTGAGATAGCCGATGCCACAGCACGAGTCAGTCGACAAAATGCGGAAGCCGAACAGGTCGCCAGCTGCAAGCACCAGCTCGAGGTAGCCGCTCGCCTGCTGGATTCCGCCTTCGGCAAGATTGACCCACTGTCCAGCCAGCGTGTATTGCGGCTTGTCGTAGTGGGCGCTGTCGGTCGTCCAGTATGTCCACAGGAAGCCGACGGTCTCGCCGGTCGCGGCGTTCGTCGTGGCCTTCGTCTCGGCGTTCCAGCGCGGCTGCTCTGGCGCTGGATCGTTTGGCCCTGCGATGGTCATGGAGCCGTCCTCGTTGATCGTGACGGAGCCATTGGAGTCCGTCGAGGTGTCCCAGTCATCAAACGAATCAAGCGCATAGGCAGCCGGGGCAAGGTTGATCGCGCAGATAAGGGCGAGTAAGGAGACGACGCGGATCACTTACCGGATTGGCCCTGCAGCCACGCCAGGAGCGTGCCGATTCCTCCTACGCCGAGAAGCATTCCCAGACCTTTCAGCATTGAAAGGCCACCTTGCATCTGGTCAATCTGGGACTGTAGACGGTCAATCTTCGCGGACTGCGCGTCTAGCCGGTCAATAATTGCATCAACTTGAGAGCGGGTCATTCAGCCTCCAATGCGGCAAGCCTTGATTCAAGATCGTTGACGCGATGCCAGAGCGCGGCGATCAGGGCAATGTGATCAATGGTGTCTGGTTGACCATCTTCATTGTAGCCAACCGCGTGTGTCAAACCAGCATTGTGGATTTCTTCTGCAATGAAGCCGAGGCGTGTCTTGCCGAGTTCCTCTGCATTGTCAATCGTGGACTCAAAGTGTTTCGGCGTGATCTGTCGCGCCGCGTTCAGCACGATCTCATCGGCTGGGACGATGTTTGTCTTGTATCGAGCCGACGAGGTATTGCGACGGATCTGATACTCAGTGCCAGAGAGCAGCACGAATTGACAAGTATTTGTAGATGCCGTCGTCGTGTTGGGGCCATCAGCATTGAAGTTGCCGTTTCCAGCACTGACACTCAATGTTGAACTCAGGCTGTCAGCAGCAAACGAATCGTCGGTGCGGAGGGTTGTGCTGGACGAGCGATACAGATTGACGTCTCGCGCGGATGATCCGCTGCCCCAGAACATCCCACCATCGGCCTCAATCAAGAATCTGTTTACAGAGTCGCCAGTCACTTTGGCAAGGAACGCGTCATTGTCTGCTGCTGCCCTTGTGACGTTGATTTGATTGGTCAGGCTCGTCACGCCAGAAACGTCAAGCGTCCCGTTGACGGTAGTGTCCGCGTCAAGGGTGATTGAGCCTGTGCCGCCATATGCCGGAGTGATCTTCAGGACCCCGGATTCCTGCACAATGCGAGCGCCCGTGGTGGTAGATGGCGCGGTACGCTCTGCGACAAACAAGTCCGAATTGCCAGTAATCAGCCGCAGCTCGCACAGGAAGACATCACTCTGGCTAGAAACCGTGCCAGTCGTGGAGACGGTCAGGGTGACCTTGATGAACGCGGCGTCGGACGGTGCGTTGAATCGCAGCTGGTTCGCCGTAAAGCGAATGGTGCTGGCAGATGAAATGGTCGCAAAGGTCTCAAACGTGCTGTCGCCAGTTCCCGTTGACGTCGTGAGGTCTTGCTCAAAGAACTGGTAGGCGAGTGTGACACGAGCATTGGATGTTGAGGTCGCATTGATGCAGAATGCCTCTGGCACGAAGAGAAACGCCCGATTGCGCGTTGCAGGCACTGGCACGAATCGCTCGATTGAAAGGCTGTTGCCTGACGTGGTACC